TTAGCCTTGTCTTTTATAGACTCGTAAACGACATCGGGAAGGGCCACGCCATACACCCAATCAGCAGTGATCTTTCCGAACAATGCCGGGCAACCGCCGACATGACCGTTGTATGGTAGGCGAGTCAACTTGGATAGGGCTGCATAGAATGGGTCTTTAAACCGCTTCTCCCACGTCGTCGCATCCTGATGGGTAAGTAGCGCGATGATCTGCTGATCTGTGTAACTGATAACTTGGCCACGAACTAATGAATCTATCTGCTCATCGCACCAGATTTCGAAATCTACAGAAAGCCACCGAGCAAAGCGCACTGCTAGTTTTGGGTGAAGCCATGTGCCGCCCCCCCGATCCTTTCTTGCTTTGCTTGTTTTTACATACGGGATTTTCCCGCATCTACGCTCAAGCGCCTGAATATATGACTCCGTTTCCGGCAGGCGCAGGAATTCGTTAGGCAGCTTTCCAAACTTTTCAGCTGCCGTAGTAGCGTCAATCCAACCATCCTCCATAAACCGCATGGAATGACCTTCGAATTTAATAGGAATAATGTTGCTCATAGCGTTTGCCTTTCTTTGAGATGAACCTTTGCCGCAATGGAAATCAGCCCACCGAAGGCTCGCCAGCACTAAACTGACTTCCTCAAAGGCTCATTTCAAAGGGATCGGATTCGGTATTTTTGAAAGCGCATTGCGGTGCGCCGATTTAACTGCGGGCATAAAAAAAGGCCGCCGATTGGCGACCTCTTAATATTTGGTGATGGTGTTACAGGTATTTCTTCGCCAGCGCGACCAACTCTGCTTCAGCTTCACTGCCAAAGTTTTCTACGCCGCTTTCTACAAACGCTACGAGTTTGGCAAACGCTGATTTTTCAGCATCCAGCGGAGAAGTCAGTACTGCAACCGGAGTTGCTGGCTGAACTTCTGCTGTCACGTTTTCTGTTACAGGCTGCTGGTCTACTACGGTGTCATCTAATGGTTCGGACATGATTTTTTCCTTTGTGAATAGTTTTTTAAGCCATGCGATAAGTTTCTTCATTTCTTTGCGCTCAATGCTGCGTATGAGGATTCACACGCTAATCCCCTGACTCTTGACTGGTCAGCAATGCCTGCCAGCTTTGTTGCTCTTTCGTCAGCGCGACGGAACAACTCGGCAAGCACAGTGGATCCGCTGGTAGTTGCTTGGCCTGCTCCGGCAGTTGAGGATTTGCAGGCTCTTTCACGCTCTGCAAGTCTGGCGGCAAGCTTGTCTGCTTGTTTGTGCAGGCTGTCAGCTGTAGAAGCAGAAACGGCAGCATCACTGTGAGCAGCATCAATCTTGTTCTGGGCATCTGTAGATATCGCATCGATTTCACCCTGTTTGCGTTGTTCTTCGGCGCGGACTGCTGCTTCGCGTTGAGCCAGTGCGATAGCATCGGCCTTGTCGCGCTCACTCCATTTGAGTTGCCATGAAGTGTCTGCTGTGTCGTACCCTTTGAAATAGCTACCGGTGACAAGTCCCAGCAGAAATAAACATGCGATGACCGGCTTCCAATATTTCAGGAGGATGGCGATCATGGTTTACCGTCCGGCTTTGTCTGGTCAATAACCCTTGCCACCACACCGCAAATGGCGATGACTGCTGTTATGGCACCCATAAGAGATGGAGGTATTGAAGCCTTCAGTTCAGGAGGTAGCCATACCCATGTTGATGGAATGGCTCCAGATATGACCAGCGCATGGATAGAAAACCATTTCCAGCACTGCTTCCAGTTCTCTACTAAGCGCATAGAACCTTCTCCGCAATTTTTAATCGTGCTTGCCTATCAGCAAGGCCGTTGAAACCGCCATTAATTCTTTTTGTCAGTCCGGTGAAGTCTCCGGAATCAGCAAAGGCATTACATCCATTTGCTTGCCAGAACCATCCAGCAGAACGAGCAGCGGGAATGTCTTGTGTCAGCAGGTCAGGATTTGCAATCAAGTCCAGTCCCAACACTTTCCCGCAAGCCAGATAGTTATCATGGAAAGTGACCTGCTTCAGGCCGCGACCACGAAATTTATATCCGTCACCTAGTTGAGTGTTTCCGTATCTTCCGCCGTAAACAATATTTGCAATGGCTTGCTGCCGTGCCGGAGATAACGCCAATTCTCCGTTACCTCGGCCAAGTTGTTCACGCTGTGCGGCTGTCAGTCGTGTGCCGAAGACAGCCAGACCTGCTACTGAGTAGTTGAACGATTCTGACAACTGCTTAAATCCGGCAGACTCAGTGCCAATTTGTGCAATGAATGCAGCCTGACGTTTTGGCGTGTCGATACCAAACTCTTTCATTGCAGAAACAAGCGGATTGAACCAGCGGGCAGCCAGATCAACCGTGATATTTGCTGCAGCCATAAATTGTGACTGGTTCATAGTTAGACCTTCGGAGGGTTTGATACACCAAAGAAGCGATCCCAGAAATAAGTCAGTGCAACGCTACCCATAGCTCCGCAGAGCCCGGCGCACACATAAGTCATGTTTTGGCTTGCGTGTGTTTCCTGGCTTACCAGACCACCAATTAAACCGGTGAAACTGGATACTGCTATCTGAGCCAAGGCCGCAGCCCAACTCCACTGAGTTTTGTTCGATTTAATATCCATTAGGTACCTCACTATCCCTCCCCATGCGGAGAGGCCAACGACGATCAGCCAACTAATGGCCGCGAAGTTGTTTGGGTCTTTTTCTGGCATAAAGCCACCTTTTGAATGGAGTCGCCAGACGTGCTGCTGGTTAATAGTCATAGGAATAGAGCCGCGACCGCATGGTTTCATGAGGGTGAGGTGACTGATTGGTCGGGCTCTAAATTTGGGTAATAAAAAAGGCCGCCAAGAGGCAGCCCTATTTTCAAATCAAGGAATTTCTATGCAGACGCTATCTTAAAGTGCGCCTGTCCGTACTCACCAAGAACCTTGAGAATTTTAGAGCTTAGTTCCTCATCCGTTCCTTGGTGGCTTTTGGTAATTTTCACTATCTCATCTGCTGCCGCTTGAGCTGTAGCTAACATTGCCTTCGTTTTTTCAATTACCTGTTCTTTATATGCATCTGACATATGTATCTCCTTATAAAATTGGAGAAATATATATACACGCAAATTCAGAATGCTAAAAGCCCCGAGCTATTAACTCAGGGCTTTCATTATTCTTTTCACTCACCGTAACAGATTCACGGATTTCTAGTGTTAGAGGAATATAAACCCAGTTTCGGGAAATTACAAGCTTTAACTGTTCGGATGATCAGTAAATAAAAAACCCCGCCGGAGCGAGGTTGGAAGATTGGCGGAGATTTCCGCCGATTAGAAAATCTTTCTTAAATCTACGCCATACACTGCAAGCCAAGCTTCGCGAGGCCACGACTTCACAGTGCCAAAGCGTTTATCCTCAACCTCTTTTGGCTTTACTCCGTTTTCTCTGCACCACTTGCGAAGTGGTTGCCACTTAAATTCCAGGTCTGTTTTCTTTTCTACCGGGATGATAGCTGCATGTTTCTTACTTTCGCCGATCTTCTCTGCAAGCTTGTTCTTTTCACGTACTGCAGCTGATGCAGTTGCCATTGCTGTAGCTTCACGTTTTTCGCCAATCCAGGCTTTAGTTTCAACGGCCTCATCACGCTCAGCTGTGATCAGTTCTTTTTCCGTTTCAGACTGAACGAGTGCTAACAAAGCCTCTTTATAGTTGACTGGAAGTGCCCGCTGACTGATTTTTTCTTCGAGACTATAAATGTGTCGAATAACAGTCATTCGCAAAACAGCGCTGTACCCCGTAAGCAAACACTCAACATGAGGCTTATCGAGTCGAAAGCTTGATACGTAACCGCGTGAGTCAACCGTAATATCGACGCCATCAACCAACGTAACTGTTTGATTTTTCTTATGACTCAGATTTGAGCCATCTTTTGTAATGCCGTACAGGTCTTCGAGCATTTCCCAGATATCGCGGATTACATTCTTATGCTCCTTTTTCGTGAGCTTAGATATCTCGCGACTTGACATAGTGACATGTGATCTGTGGTCTGCTATCTTTAATGCAGTCATTCGACATTCCTTATGTGATAGTTAGGGCATGTGACATACGCCAGTAGGTGCAAACTACTGGCTTTTTTATTGCTGTATGCCAGAGCAAACGCGCCATCCCATACGCCTTTCAGTGAACCCCTTCCTTTCCATTCAAGCGATCTAACATCCCTTGTGCGTTTCGAGCATGAAATCCGTTCATGTCGATATTTTCAGTTTCGCGAACCAGACTTTCCCGCGCCTTGTCGATCATGTAGTGGCTTTCGTTTGCCATGTCGTAGAAGAAACCATGGTGCGGAGAGCCGAGTTGGTTCAGTGCCGGGTAAATCTGTTTGGCAACACGGCGGCCTTTGTCCATCCACACCCACATGTAAGAAAGGTTGATCAGTTCTTCATCGGTGAACTGCTTGGCAATCGGAGAATGAGCCACTTCGCGATCCAGAATGTCGAGAACCCAGCGGCGGAATTCTTTGGCTACTGGCGTACGAGCGAACATTGCAATCAGGTGTGCACCACGTAGAGAGAAAACTCGCACCTTCATACGGCGCGATGACCCATTAATCCCATTGGTCACTGATTCGATGACCATTGTCATCCCCTGGGAAAACTCGTCTTCGTACTGTCCAAAAAAGGTTTGAGATTGATTTAGTGCTCTTGTATCCCAGCGCCTTTGCTACATCTGCTGAGGTTAACCAAATCCCATTGACATCTTTCACAGGTATCAGCGCTGTGCCGTGGAAATTAAGTTCTGAATTCGCTATACTTTTCATGTCGGTTACTCGCTTAAGGTTTCTGACGCCGAGGCCCTGACTATCGCAAGTAGTTAGGGCTTCACTGTTTTTAGTTGCCACTCAAAAAGCCCTCTTCTCTCAAGCTTTTCTCCAAACGTTTAATCACCTCCCCATTGAGGGAACGGCATTCTTTGCTTGCTGCAGATTTAAGTGCGTCTTTCAGCCAGTCAGGGAAACGAATTCCTGTTGGTGGGATGTTTCGTGCGTTTTCCATATCAAACCCTCTTCACTGTGATAATTAAATACTACACCGTGTGTATTTTTTGTCAAAGCGATTTTGACTACACTGTGTAGATTATTTGCAACTGTAACTTGGAGTAGAAATGAAGGGTATGCGAAGCATCTCTCCCTTGGGCGTGAGAATTCCTGATGAGGTTAAAGAAAAGATCCAAGAGAGGGCAAAGGCCAATGGTCGGTCAATGAATGCAGAGATCGTTCAGATTCTAGAGGATTCAGTGAATGGAAGTGGAGATTCTAACGATGTAAAACACTTAAAAGATGTAATGACAGAAATGAGAGTAATACTTCATCTTAAAGATGAGCTCATCTTTCAAAAAGAAAGAACAATAAACGCCTTACTTCAACAGGTTGAGTTTTTTGAAAAATTTCTTAAGGACAGCTTTGGCATTGAATTTGGTAAAAACAAAAATAGCTCAGAGAGCAAGCCAAGTGAGCCTAGCTCCAATTCAGATGATGAAAAGAAATAAGCCAATGAAGCAAAAACCCTCCGAAGAGGGCTCCTTGCTTGTCACTGAGTGACCTTCTTCAGTGCCGAATTAGCCCACTCCTCTTCAATTTCTAACTTTGTTGAAAGTCCGTCGTAGAACGGCTTAACTGACTTCTTCCAAGTATCCAGGGTGATCGCATCGGTAATTTGACAAACTGCGCGGTGGACATCAGTCGACAGGATTCTCTCGAAACCTCGACTGTTACACCGCTTGCATTTGCACTTCACCGGTACGCCCTGCCGCTTAGTTTCCTCTCGGTCTACAGCCTCACCTCGACCCCGGCAGTCGCTACATGCAGTTGATAGTGTGCCTTTTCCATTGCACTCTTTGCACAATACCCTCACTTGCTCGCGAATCTCTCGGCGCACTTCGTATTCCGATGGTATTACGCCCTTCGCTCCCCATTTTATTGAGGTTCGCATTACGTCCTGAGCAACAAAGGGAGTGTGTGATTTGGTAGTGAATACCTCAGCGTCAGTGAATCCCTCACCGTTACAGCATTCGCAAGGCTTCTTGCTGGACGCTGCCCGGCAATAATCCAGGTAGGCATAAGTTGCGAGAGTTTGCGCAACTGCTGGCTTAATATCGCTATCGAGTTTGCGTAAGGCTGCAACCTTATCGCAAGTTTGTAATGCATATTCTGTTAACAATGAGACGGCGCGTTCAGCGTCGTTTTTGCTTACTCCAACCTTACCCATAAAAGCGCTGAATCCCATCGGCGCAATAGACTGAACCATTCCCATGGCTGCCATATTATCTGTGCCGGTTAATGCGTCAGACTTCGTTGCGGGTGGCATTCCGGTATAGTTTGCCGTTTTGGCAAAATGATATTTGACCGTTGATTCAAGGTTCATACCTTCACCTTATTGGCATCTGACCTGTTGATGATTTCGCGGCGCCGCTCTCGAACACGATTTAGCTTTTGTTCGAGCTGCTTTTCTTCTTCGCTGAGGCGGGATAGTTCGTGTTTGTCGTATTGGGTCATTTCTGCCACCTGATAGCTGCATCCAGCTCACTCTGAGGAATTGCCAGTAGGGCTTTCTTCTCGGATGGCTTGAGATTGCGAGCGCCCATGAAGACAATGCCGGAGGGTGTGCGCACTGCTGCAACGTTGCGCGGTCGGTACATTGCGAGTAGAGCTATGGTGTTTTGAATACTCATGGCTTTAGCCTCCGCCCGGTTCCGGAGCATTCAGTGCATGGCCTGCGCTCTGCTACGGATGTATGGGATGAACTGCTGTACATCGGATAGAAAGCTACCGTGCCGATGCCGTGACAGAATGGACACTTTTGGGTATCGAACATCTCCCGGGCTAAATGCTGATAGCCGCCATGGAGAACGTCTTCTAAGGTGATCATGCTGCCTCCGATAGTTTCTTGAGTGCCTTACGCTTAGCTTTGTACTCACCCCTGATTCGCTCGAAATCTTCACGCCGGTACCGTTGCGGCTCGTGTGCACCCATTAGCAACTGATAGGCCTGCTCGCCAATCTTTGCTCTGATTGCTGGGGTGTAGTTTTCGATGTTTCCGGACAGGTGGTTGTTGCAAGGTGAACACTGTTTGTGGCAGTTATCTTCGTTGAACCTCAGCTCTGGGTTTGCGCCTACTGTTCGGTAATGCCCGGCGTGGTACTGCCCATCATGGAAGCGTCCGCAGCTGATGCATGGAAGGTCTGCGTCACGTTCTCTGATGAAGGCGTTGAATTCTGTCTGGGCTTGTTTTGCGAAGTAACTGAGGGGTTTTACTGCGAGCTTTCGAATCTTGAGGCTTCGTCGTTCCTGCTGGGTGGTTTCCTTCCGCTGTCGTTCCTGTTGCTGTGTGCGCTTCTGTCGGGCTTCGGTTGCTAACTTGGTGATTAGCTCTTCCTTGTGTTCTTCACTGCACCACCAGTCGTACAGAGTGGCTGGCTTGAATCGTTTTTTGCATATTTTGCAGTTACGGCTTCTGGGTAATTTCATCACTCTCACTCCTCAGATGTTCAGAAGCCTCAACGCCGTTTAGCGCCCACCAATCTGTGCAGTCTTCGCAGCAGTAATTTTCGTCTGGGCTTAGTGGTACGCCGCAGCCCTGGCAGACTGGTTGGTCATCAGGCGGCGTTTTCATTGCAGCCCCGTCAGCTTTGACATGATTTTTGCCATCTTGGATTCATTGCGCATGCCTACCTCGCCTCTGAACAGCCACTGGAATGGGATTGTGAGCAGGTAAAGAGGCACGAACCATAGCCTGTTTATGCGCTGCAAAATGGTGGTGTCAGCACCCGTATCCCACGTATTGTCGATGAGCGTGAATTCATGCCAGTTAGAGTCGTAATCACCGCAGATGATCATCGATATTTTTCTGGCGTCAGGAATGTCTTCTTCCTCAAGCTTTCTCTGCAATTCATACTGACTGATGGTTCTTTGCCATCCGCGTTTATAAATCATGATTTATCTCCACATAGAGTTCTGCCAAGTCCGGCTTTGGTGTGGTTCATTGCTGTATTCAGGTAACAAAGCAGGGACGTACCAGCCTGTGTAATCAGCGGATAGTTGCTTTTGCGTTTGGATGTTTCGGATGGTGTACTGCTTGATGAGGTCTTCGGCTTGCTGGGTGGGCATGATTTCGTGAGTGAACCATGTTGATTTAGCCATAGAGCCGCCTTGCCATCACCTGAAGCACCGGCAATATCTGGCTGTTAAGTTTGCATTCTTCGAATATGGTGTTGATGCCTTCCGGCCTGCGCCTGCTGAGAAATACCAGTGAACTGCAAGATGTCCGTCTGTGCTGGTTGTATCGAGAGCTTGTGGCCTTACTCTTGCTTTCAAAAGTCTCCTGCTCAGCGTCAACACAAACTCCGTCTTTCTTGCAGGCCGCTGCGCTTATCCAGTAACGCGTAACGTTATGGTGACCGGCGCGGTAAATATCTCCGCAGTTAGCCAGCATCATCAGGATTGTGCTTGCTCTGCGATGGCCTACATGAAGGATTTTGCTGATTTGATTGGTCTGGCTGCCGGGATGCTCTTTGATGTACTGCTGGACTACATGCCGGTATTCGTTTGTGCGTTCGACGTTTACTTTACCCATCAGGCTTTCCTCCTGATTCGATTAATCGTAACCGATGCGCAGGTGACGATTATCAGCAGCACGGCAAAGATGCCGATGACTGCAAGACCTCTTAGTGTTGCTTCAATCATTATGCTGCCCTTCCGAAGTAGTCATTTGTGTAACGAACCTCACGCAGCTTGACACCACTGCCAACCGCCCATGCTTGCGAATATTCGATGAGGCTCGCCATGCGTTTCATGCCCATCTTTGCCGTCGATTCCCTGATATTGCAGAACTCACCCTCTAATCCAGGCACTATCTCCGCACCCAAACCGGTTGCCATTGCATGACCAGACACGAACAGGGTTTTCCACTGAATAAGATTGCGCGGCTTCTCCATCCAGATAGCCTGCTTAGCCACGTCGCCACAAAGCGCATGGAATAAGCTGTTCTGAAGGAGTGAGCGGTCAAATTCAGTGAGGTTTACGGTGATGGGGCGCTGGTCGTCGAGGGGGAGTTTGTTTATTGCTTCTATCAGGTTTCTTCGGACTTGTTCATTGCGGAGGAAAAACGTTTGTTTATCCATTTGTCACCTACCTGTGAGCACCCTGTCGTGTTCTATGAGTGCGCGGCATTTTGTATGGAGAGACTTTCGCAGAAAATGATTGCTAAGCCGCCTGTATGTTTTGAATTGCTTTAAGCACGAAGCAACGCCAAGCGTGAAGAATGCAGGCTGATACATCATGTTCAGCGCGTGAAGTGCTCGACTAACTTTGTTGATGTCCATCATCATTCACTCTCCGGTTTAGGGGCGGCGGGTAGTGGCATCCAGTGGGTAATTATCTTTGGCTTGTTGCACATGAAGCCTCCAGCCAAGAATAAATCAGTTGCTTTGTACTGCCCGTTCCACGTCAAAACTTGCTCATTGTTTTGGGGCATTCGCTCGCTGCACTTAATCCACCCATCTGATTTGTCACCCTCACCAGTGAGGTTGACATTAGGTTTAGGTGCGGCTGCGATTAATTTGTCGATTTCCGCGAGTTCTTCCGTTAAATCGGCGAGTTCTTTTTGCCAGCGAGAACCCGGGATATCGCAATAACTGCCGAATGACGCTTTATAGGCTTGAACTTCTCCATTCTTCACGTCGCGATAATCAGCAAGCATGTCTTTCGGAATAGAAACCCAACCATCCTGCTCTGTATGGGCTGGCTGTGGGGTGGTGTAGAGAAGTGTGCCGGCTGGCAGTCCAACATTAATCATGCGGATTGCTGGCCCCAGCGCCGCACAGATTCCAATGTTAGCTGGCTGATAAACTTGAGCCACTGGCCTGGCCTGCTTTACTGCTAAGGCTATGCGGGCGAGTGCCTCAATTTCTGGTTTGGATGATTCGTGTATCAGTTCCATCAGCCTTTCTTCGCTGAACTGCTCTAAATCGTTATTCATCACGCAATTCCTCCAATCATTTTTGCAAGCTCCGATGCCTTTCGTCCCGTTGCGATTAATTTCCCTGGCTCAACCATGCTGTCGCAAATCATATCTACGCCATGAGCTGCTAGGGCTGGCTTTATTGCCTTGAATTTTTCGAAGTCATCAGGGTTAATCATGAAGGTGTCAGTCACTTCCTTTGGCATGTACATCATTTCTTCTTTCATTCCGTCTTCCCCTTAATTCTGATTCCGTGGGAGGTGATGGCCTTCACTACGTCATGAGCCGGCATCATTACCTTTTGGCCGCGGCCTGTAGTTAATTGAATTTCACCATCAGGCAACTCAATTTCAATTGCCGAGCGGGATTGTTTCCACATTACCCATGACAGGGAAAGACGATCCCCCTCGGTTTCTCTATAGCATTCTCCATCCCTTAAGTTGCGCAAGACAGTGATAGGTGTGCCCATTACCTTTGAATATTCCGCCTCAAATGATTTTCTGTTGCTGTCCATCACTTCACCTCTGCCTGTTCGCGCTTGCGCAGCTCGTGGAACCAGTCGTAAACCTCATTCAATTCTTTATCGATGATTGTTGCCTCGCGGTTGAAATATGCCTGAGCGTCTTTCTCTTCATCGGGAGCAAATTCACCGGGGCCGAAAAGCGTGTTGAAAATCCACTGCATCGCTGCCTTGTCGCCTTCCCCGTGCTCTGCCTCGATACAGGGCGCCTGCATCGCCAACAGGTTCTTACCAAAAATCAGGTCAATTTCTTTGATTCGTTTACGCAGAAATTCGTTTTCGGCTTTCAGTTGTTCGTTTGTCATTTCCATCAGAAACCACCTTTCTTTTTTGCTGGTTGCTTTAGTTGTTCTCGCTCATCTCGATCCCGACGCGCTGCTACCTGGTCTAGGTCGTAAATGGCACCATCGCGCTGCTGGCAGAAAATAACGCCGGTCTTGCCGTGGCGATTGAGCCGGAGAAGCAGCTCTGTTTCTTCCTGATTTAAGCTTTCATCGAATGCACCTTCACGATGAATGCCTACCCAGTAATCACAGTCCTGTTCGATTTGACCGGTGTCTCGGCTGTCGCTTGGTAGTGGACGTTTATTTACTCGCTTCTCCAACTCACGGTTCAACTGGGTCAGCAGGACAACAACGCAGCCAAGCTCTTTGGCGAGGTTCTTGAGCCCTTTGGTGATCATGCCGTAGGCCAGATCATTACGGTCTGCCTTCTCGGCGGTCATCAGGGTTAGGTAGTCCACCAGAACCATGCCAACGCTACCCTTCTGGCGTTTAACATTTCGACTTTCTGCAACGATGTGTGCCAGTGACAATCCCGGTGTGTCGTCAATGTAGAGCAGGTCGAGTTCGCGGAGTCGTGTAGCGGTGTTCATGGCTTTGCTGAAGTCTGCGTCGTAGTCACCCTGGTACTCTTCATCGTCGCTGGTGTTCAGATAAAAAATGTTCGGGTTAACGCCTGACTTCTGCCCTACCAGCTTTTCGAGGATTTGGTCATCTGGCATTTCGAGACTGAAAAGAAGTGCAGGCTTCTTCTCACGAACGGCGCAGTTGATAGCCATCTGCGAGTACAAGGTGGTTTTACCCATCTTAGGCCGCGCACCGATCACGAACAGCGAGCCATTAACCAGACCTTTCGGCGAAAGCATTCTGTCGAGCGATGGAATGCCGCTGGTCAATCCGCGAGCCTCTCCGGTGGTTGAGAAGCGCTTATCGAGATCTAACATCCAGTCATCCATAACGTCACCAAACGACCTCAGCCCGCGCCGTGTACCGGTTCGTGCGTGATCTGACATCTGGGTGAAGATGGCTTGTGCTGCCTCAAACTTCTGCTCAGCAGACATGCCGTCATTGGCGTAGAACAACTCGGTGATTTTGTTGGCCTTCTCAATCCCGTAACGCTTCATGGCTCGGTCGCGAACGATGTTGGCGTAGTTCACGATATTTGCCGCGCTCGGTGTGTGCTTCTGAAGCTCGGCCAGATAGGCAAATCCACCAACCGATTCCAGCTCACCATGCGCTTCCAGCGAGTCAGACACGGTTAGCAGGTCAATAGGCTTCTGCTGCCGGGAAAGGCTCCGTAGCTCTTCGTAGATGATTTGGTGTGGTCGGCTGTAAAAAGATTCAGCGCGGAGAAAGGAAAATACTTTCAGGCAACGGTCGCTGCCGTCATCAAGCATCAGGCCGCCCAGAACGCTCTGCTCAGCCTCGATGCTGTGCGGGGGTAATACGATGTTATCTGTCATCCTTGTCTCCTTCCCGAACCTGCAGGTATGTTTCGTCGTTCAGGAAATACTCCAGACCCTTTTTCTGCCACGTCTTGCCAGAACGACTATCAGGTCGGTCTTCCAGCATCCAGCGGCAGTTGGTGGAGATGTATTTCAGATAGGCTTTCCAGCTGTCCAGAGTGAAGGGCTCGCTATCCAGTTGGCGAGTTATCTTGCTGGCTTTCGTCCAGAAGGTTCTGATGAGATTACGGCGCTTATCGCTGAGTGCTCTGATGCCTTTCGCTTCAGGCAGAATCTCGTGATAGGCAGAGACAACATCTTCACAACTGAATGACGGTTTTTTCTTTTCAGCTTTAACGATGACTGAGGGACTCTCTATTACGTTAGTAATAGAGTTATTATTTAATTCATTAGCTGTGGTACTTTGTTGGCACTCTGATGGCACAACCTCCACGCTAGCCCTTGGTGTTTCTGGGTTTGCGATGGCATTCTGTTGGCATTCTGTTGGCACAAAATTTGGCTGATAATCGTCGTATTTCACCACGAAAAGCCGGGTGAATTTCTTAGTGGTTATCCGGCTGATCATGCCCATCTTTTCGAACTTATTGAGCAGGTATTTAATGCGGTTGCAATCAACCCCTGTCTCAAGTTCCAGCTTGTTACGGCCAGTAATGAACTCACCACGGCGCAACAGCATGTCACCAAACTCCGTTGGCACTACAGTGGGCGCATAGTTAGCTGACAGGATGATATGAATCCACAGATGAACAGCTTCTGAATCGTTCCTGTAGAACGGAAGCTCTGTGATTTTACGGTGCAGCAAGGCATACCCCTTACCGCCAATGTTTGGCGACTCCTGCGGCCTTCTGGCTTCGCGTGCTTTGGCTAAACTGCTAACGTTGGCCATTCTTCACCCCTGCTTTAGCCAGTCTGAAACAACCAATAAACCGTTCAGCGAACGGCTTGTTTGTGGCGGCTGCCATTACGATTGGATCGGGTGAGTCTGGATAACGCCGCTCCTCTTCTTGCTTGAGTTTTCTGCTCTTTTGCATATAATGACTCCTGTAAATATGAACAGTTATTTGCAACTACGCCTCGAAGTGTTCCAAGCACTCCGGGGCGTTTTCTTTTGTGAGTAACCGCGCTACTGACTTAGCCAGCTTCGACAATTCCTCGTCCTCTACTCCCCATTCCAGAACTGCCAGGAGCATTCCCATCTTGGGGATCATCGTTTCTTTCCATCTGGTGATTTGTGACTCGTTAACGCCTACAGCTTTTGCTACTGCTCGCTGACCACGAATAGCTATGCCATTCATAATCTTGCTTGTGATTTCATTCGCTTTATTGCGAGTGCTTGCAATGTCCATGCGTGATACTTCCGTTGTTGGTTAGTTGTGTGCGTGTGCATACCGTAGGGTATGCCACTGTTGTTATTGCTCCTGAGTTCAGAGAGCGGCCAGATTGTTTAAAGAGCGGTGGTTCTATGCTGCTTTTTTAGAGGTAGTTCCGTACATCAACCACTGAGCTGTACACTTCAATGCGCTTGCGATTTCAAGGAGATTACGCGGGCGCTTTGTTTCTCCAGCTTCGAGCTGCTGATACGACTGTTGTGCAATCCCGGCTTGCTCAGCGACTTCAGCTTGGGTCAGTCCAAGTTCTGATCGACGCTGTTTTGCACGCTGGGAGATGGTTTTACTTGTATCCATTCCGTTCTCCTACAGTTTTATCTGTATTGTTCTACAGGAAGACCTGTTTGTCAAATACAGTATTTGCTGTGAGAATTTGGTCGGTTTATTTATTCATCAGGAGAAGGTCATGAGCCTTGCCGATCGGGTTAAAGAAAGGCGCGATGTACTAGGCATCACACAAACAGAACTTGCCGATAAGGTTGGAATTAAGCAGCAATCTATTGCTAGTATCGAAAACGGAGAGACGAAAAACCCTCGTAAGATTTTTGAGCTAGCTCAGGCGCTTAAGTGTTCTGCACATTGGTTGAAGACCGGTCAGCAAGAATCAAATGCCACGCAGCTTGAAGGGATTTCACTCTGGGAAGAAGATAGTGAAGATGAAGACGATGATGTCTATCTACCTTTCTTCAAGGAGGCACAACTAGCTGCGGGTGACGGAAGAGTGGTTGAACTAGATTGTGATGGTAAGAAGCTGAAGTTCTCGCTGCGCAGCCTTAAGAAGCTGGGCGTGAAGCCTGAAGAGGCTGCCTGCATGTCAGTGTGGGGAAATAGCATGGAGCCGGTATTGCCGGACGGCGCTACTGTCGCGATCAATACAGGAAGCACTGAAATCAAGGACGGCAAAATATACGCTCTCGATCACGAAGGAATGGCACGTGTCAAGATGATGTATCGTTTGCCAGGTGGTGGGATTCGCCTTCGCTCGTTCAATACTGACGAATACCCTGACGAAATTTATCTCGGTGAAGACAGTAATAAGATTAGAGTTGTCGGTGCAGTGTTCTGGTATGGCGTAACTATCAGATAACAATCACCAATTGCTAAACATCAAACCCGCTCCGGCGGGTTTTTTTACGTCTGGAGAAAACTTTAATTCATGCAAAAACAAGCAAATACAGATTTACAGCCACTTTTTACAGTTTTGACTGTTTACTCAATACAGTTTTGCCTGTACAGTTATTCCATCGAAACGAAACATCGATGTGGCAGACGGAACTATCAGCCACGCCAGACAGGATGTCAGGCTGCTTCTTTAACAATATGACTTCTCCTGAACTCAGGAGACCGAAGCGAAGTTGGCTTTGGACAGGCGTGTCGTGGAGCTTAGCCCCATCAGTACTCGGGGCGACCTGAGAAGCGACTTGAAATCCGGAAATGTAATAGGTTCCGGCGCCTGTACCAAAGCCAATCGATTGGAGAATCACGATGAACTCAAAGCAAAGGTATAACGCACGGCGCATGACTGCTCACAACGCAGCGAAAGCAGCGGAGGCAAGCAAGGACATTAGGTTAGAAAAGAACGTCGCTCTGAGCCTCTCAGGCTGCTCAGCGAGAGTCTACAAAGCAACGATGTCATTACCGTTGCGCAGTAAAGAACAGGCAAGCGCAGACAATATCTGTTTGCCGGACGTGGCAGTTTTCAACGCTAAATTCCGAAAAAAACCAGAGTCATTGACCGCGAGGTAAAAATGGTTTCTATCCAATACATAAAGGAATGCCTGAGGTACTCAAAGGAAGCTGGGGAACTTTTCTGGAATGAAAGGCCTGTTGGTCACTTCCCCGATGAAAGGGCAAAAAAGTCGTGGAATACAAAATATGCAGGGAAGCGAGCTGGCACCGTTAATCACGGTTACTTAATCATTAATTTAAATGGATTTTTCTATCGTGCACATAAAATAATTTTTCTCATTGAGCATGGTATTTATGCGGAAGTAATAGACCACATCAACGGTGATAGGCTCGATAACAGGATATGCAATTTAAGGCAAGTGACTCACAGTCAAAACATGATGAATCGCCCGACCCAAAAGAACAATAAGTCAGGGCTCAAGGGTGTAAGCCTCCACCCTGGAGGGCTGTGGCGAGCGAGGATCTGGGTGAAAAGGAAAGAATATTTTTTGGGATTTTTTAAAACCAAAGAGTTGGCGTTTGAGGCGTACTGCGAAGCGGCAAAAACATATCACGGCGAGTATGCAAATACGACTCGCGAATGGTCAGGGTCATCGCAGCGATAAATACGAGCATCCATATCACGTTATTAAGGGGTGAGAGATGAAAGAAATAATCTGGAGAAATCCGTCAGAAGTTCCGGCCGGCAAGCGCGGTGACGATATCAAGATTTGGGGTGTGATTGACATTTACCAATACAAAGGCGAATGGGGTGGCTTAGGTGCTGACGGCAAAGCTGAGCGCATTGTCACGCAGGAAAAAGTAACTCGTCGGGTTGTTGAGCTTAATTACTTGCGAGCTGAAGCCACTCCTGAGGAATTGGAATTTTTCGAAGAGAATGGTGATTTTCCTGAAGGAACGCCAGGTGACCTTGATTACTGGCGGAATGATGATGGTGAATTCATCGGATTCACTGGCTACTACAGCTCTTACCCTGAAGAGGGTCGGATGTATTTAGACGAATACAAGACGGGTGATGACGGAAGGCTTCAAATCACCAGCAACTGGACTAACGGACAACCTGAGCGAGTTCTTCTTGCGTGGGCTGAGTTTGAAAAACCTGAAGTCCCTGAAAATCTGCCAGTCTAACCCCCACCCCGCATCACATAACTAACTGAGACCTCACCCTGCGCATTTTAACGAGTGCGCATGAATGAGAGTTCTTTCACAGGCACCTGCTTATCAGCTTCGGCGATGACGGGCAGTGAAGAGCCTAAACACTAGGCGGCGATTAGAGCCACGGGCACGTTACCAAGGGGTCAGCATGTGAACCGTAACGCTGGCGAGCGAATACGCATCCCCCACATAACTAACTGAGACTACCGATATGAAAACACGTGAAGAACAAATTGCATATGTCACAAAACAGATTCCAGAAGGCTACGAAACTTACTACGGCGTTGATGTGGCAGGCCTGTCTGCTCTCGATGATGAGCGCGTTGCCATTGAATACGACTGCGCTCTCAACTGGGCTGGCGAAGAGTAATTCCACTGACCGAGTCATGCTAAGCAACGCCAGCCCGTAACACCCCACCGGAGTCATCCCCATGCGATTAACAAACACTTTAACCGGTGAGTACTTTGACGTCATTAGGATGGCTAACCGGTACGAATACGTCATTAAAGAGATAGGCACACGAAATAAGTTGCGCATGAACCATGAGCAATATGCTGCTTATCGTTTGAAACCTGAGATTGAGGAAGTTGAGGAGGAAGTATGAGCAAAGAAACGGGAGGTTCAGCATTCCCATGGCAAGAGGTGTTGATTGATGGAAATGGGGATAGTTGGAGCAACCAGCGAGAAGGTATGACGCTGCGTGACTACTTCGCTGCTAAATTCGCGCCCGTAATAGTCAATAAATGGAACGGTGCGAATACCTTTGATGAGGGTGGGGTTTCCTATAGTAGCTGTGCAGAGCAAGCCTATCTTCTGGCTGACGCAATGCTCAAAGCCCGCGACAAGTGAGTCCCTTCCTGCTGCGCATTCACTGAGTGCGCATCGTGATAAGCACCCCTTATCAACTAAAGCTGTGAACCAATTCGCCCTGTCACCCCGCAGGGCTTTTTTAATGGATGCAAAAGCCAGTTCAAGAACTGGTTTCTTCATGCAAACACACAATCAAGGAGATCGCCGTGAGCGAGGAAAAGAACGAAGTGGCTTTAGCCAGTCTGCCGAGTGCACCGGCAGAGCTTGAGGCAGCTTTCATTGATGACACTTTTATCGATGGGATGATTAAAAATATCCGCACCAAAGCATCATCAGTGGTTGGTGATTTAAATACGGTTAAGGGTCGCAAGGTTTACATCAGCATGGCCGCCGATGTGCGCAGCACGAAAGCGATGATTGACGAAGCTGGTAAGAACCTTGTTGCTGAGATGAAAAAACGCCCAGCCTTGGTTGATGCCAGCCGCAGAAAAGTTCGTGAAGCTCTGGATGAGTTAGCTGTTCAAATCCGCAAGCCAGTTACCGACTGGGAAGTAGAGCAAGAGCGACTGGCGGCAGAAAAACAGATGCAGGAATGGCACGAACAGGCGCTGGCCGACAACGAAGCATTTGACCAAGCACGCATTGAACGATTCGAAGCTGATCACGAACTGGCGTTGCTGATGAATACCCAGCATGACCGAGATGTTGCCGACGCTAAAGCAGAAGCAGAACGCCAGCGCATTGCTCACGAAGAAGAGTTAAAGCGTCAGGCAGTTGAGCAAGCGCAGCGTGAAGCTGACGAAAAGATTCAGCGTGAGCGTGAAGCATCTGCAAAACGTGAAGCCGACCTGAAAGCACAGGCAGAGCAAGAGAAGCGAGACCGTGAGGCTGCTGATAGAAAAGCCGAGCAAGACCGAATTGATGCTGCTGCAAAAGCAGAGCGCGAAAAGCAGGAAGCTATCGCAGCTGAGCAACTCAAAGCCAAGCAGGAAGCCGACCGCATCCAGCGCGAAGCTAAACAGAAAGAAGATGCTCGTCTGGCAGAAGAGAAGCGCATCGCTGATGAAGCTGCTGCCCGGGCTGCAAACATCGAACACAAACGCACTATCAATCAACAGGCTGTGGCTGATTTAGTCGCTGCCGGCATCACTGAAGAATGTGCTGTGCAATGCGTTAAAGCCATTGCCAAAGGCCAAGTCTCAGCAATCGCAATCACCTACTAATTAAACCGGAGTAACCCACGATGAACTATGCATTCGCGGGTGGCGTCACCGTGGGCGTCACCCAACACACAGAATCACTTCTCGACCGTATCTGCCGTAACGCGAAGAACGCTGCGAAACGGCTCATAGAAATACTCAATCAGCCAGGGCATCCGTAATGGACATCAAACGCGCACTTCAGCTGCTGGCTGACCTAGCCAAAGATAAGCATGACGACATGCTTTTCCAGATGGCACGCAATCTGTTTTATCGGAGGCAATCATGAGTATCAGATTTCACTGCAAGTCTGTAAAAACCGAATCTGACTTTCTCTCAAAGCAGCAGATAGTCATCGTTGAAGAGCCTAATGAATCAGAAATTCTCCCCCACATAGATACTTGCCTGCTGAAAGAGTATTTGGAATCTTTCGGATGGACGGTGACAGAGCCTCGGGAGGACGCAGC